ACAGGTGTTATTTTGTTTAACGCACTCCACCTGGGAAACCAACAAGGTTCGCACCGATACCGAAACCAGCACCACCTCTTGCAGAAGAGGCCATGGATGGAATGAAGACATCCAATACGCTAAAGGTGGCGGCGGCGGTCAAACCAATAATGACCACTTCTTCCAGATTCAGACGGTGCTTAGGAATGGAATATGCGGCAATTGCAACCATGATACCTTCAACAATGTATTTAATGGCTCTCTTGATGAGTTCTCCGAAATCAAACATATTGCTCATGTTATATATTATACTACAATAAAAAAAAATATCGCCAATAATTCTAACTCCACCTACCCCCCCTAATCCCCCGATCCGAATATTAATAATCGATCAAAAATACTTAAATATATTTGCCTAAATCTTTTATACTCCTACATGTCATTTGAAAGAAAAACTCTCCCCGATGGAAAAGAAAATCCTAAATATATTGATTTGTGTGACGAAGATCTCCCTATTGCCGGACAGAAATTCGCCTGTTTGTCTTTTGTTTCTCCGGAACGTATCCTAAAACAACGCGAAATGTATTTATTTGAAAATTTCGTCCGTCAATGGGATTTTACTAAATCTATTGAGAAATTCAACGGGTTTTTGCAATATCTGTCATACAAGTATTCTTTGAATATTGAGGATGTTTTGGCAGATTTCGTCGATTTTGCAAAAGAAGAAGATGCTAAACTTAAAGAAGTCGATATATCGGAGGATTACAAGAATTTCTTGGATAAACAGGAGGAACGATTGACCCAGACTTTCCAAAAGGAACATGGGTTTCAGACATCCGTTCGTGGGTTGAAAGTTCGCGGTGTATTTTCGACGCAGGAGGAAGCCGAAATGAAATGCAAGAAATTGCGTGAGAGCGATCCCAATCACGATATTTATGTAGGACCAGTCGGTATTTGGATTCCATGGGATCCGGATGCGTATAAAACGGGGCGTGTGGAATTCATGGAGGAGGAATTGAATCAGTTGCATAATGAGAAGATCAAGAATGAAATCAAGGCGAAAGAGGATTTTGATGCACGTATTCGCGAGACGAAGAAAAAGGCGATTGAGGAAAATATTGCAAATGCGAAAAAATCGGGTAATGTGCTCACGCAGACGATCGATGAAGAGGGGAATTTGGTGGGGGTCAAACAGAAGGTTGATTTTGATAGTCGCGAGGTTGCGGAGAAGGACACGACGGAGGCCAATCGTGAAATTGTGGAGGGAATTTTGAGTGCTGTTCCGGAGGAAAACAATACATTATCATTTGATATATAGGGGGTGGAACCAAGGTTCCCACGCGTCCCCTCCTAACGGCGGGTCATACAGGTAATATTTCCTTGTAATAATACTTTATGACATACATGAATATTTCATAAAGAAAAAATAAAAAGCAGGGTCCTACGGACCCGCCGTAAGGGAGGGGTCATAGGGGAACCGTAGGTTCCCTATCCCTATCTACCATTTCGTTTTCTTGACATTAATCTGTTGCGATTTCTTTTTCCCCTTATTCGGATCATACGCATCCTCGTCATCATCATCCATCATATTTTTCGATATTTCCCAGAACTCTTTTGACCCCAATCGGAAATCCGGACGTTGTTCGGCTTTATACCAGAAAATCTGGTCATTCAATTTATTCGATTTCGAATTGTTATTTATGACTAAACACTCGAAATTCTCCGTAGTCTGATCCATCACCGAATTGAAACTTTCAAATGTGGGAAACATGGATGCATAATTCTCCCAGATGCGTTTACGATTGGTCATATAGGGTTCTCTCAATATAAACACATAATCAATGTTTGTTCGCAAATTAGGCGGAATTCCTAAAGGATATTGCATGGTAATAATCAGCATGACTTTCCAATGTCGGCCATTCATAAAAAGCATTCGCATCAATTTGTCTTTGGTCCATGTTTGGTCATACAGGCAATCATCCAATATGACAAAGGTTCGCGGATCGATCGTCGATTTCCGGAATTGTTCCATTTCGCGATTCACCTGTTTGAGAACTGCTTTCTGACGTCGCAAGATATTTTCGATTAAAATGGAATTGTATTCTTCATGTATGAAAAGTTTCGGCACGAGTTTGGCATAAAACCCGTTACCCGCTTCTGTTCCGGAAATGACGGTTCCTATAGGGACATCTTGGTGGTGAAAAAGGAGATCGCGGACTAAATAAGATTTACCTGTATCACGACGTCCAATCATTACAATGACGGGTCCCTTGTTTTCATCGGGTCGGAAAGTGATGGAACGCATATCGAATTTTTTGAGTTCTAATGTCATTGTTGGGGGGGGGAATATATATGTTTTTATATTTAAATCCGATTAGATATTAGAGCGGGGAACCTACGGTATAGGGAACCGTAGGCCCCTGTTCTTAGGTTTTCATTTCCTAAATATTATTATTTTTGATTGTCCTACAGGGTTATTTTTGGTTGTCCTACAGGATTATTTTTGGTTGTCCTACAGGGTTATTTTTGGTTGTCCTACAGGGTTATTTTTGGTTGTCCTACAGGGTTATTTTTGGTTGTCCTACAGGGTTATTACGGAAAACCATTCCCCCTTAGGGTCATATGTGGAACCTACGGTTCCCTATACTACGTTCAATACACACGATTTTTTTGTTATTTCTCTATTATAAGATAACCCTGTATGTCAAGATCAGATTCAACTAAATTCAAAATCGATTATTATAAAAAATCCCGAGAAGATTTAGAACATTTTACAGAAGATTGCAAATCATTTGGTATTACAAATATTCAACAATACAACCCACTGTATGATGAATTCTTCACACTTACCAAAGAGAATTACAATACCATTTCTCTGAACCACGTATTTCACGCAATCGATTCCAACACAGTTATCGACCTCACAGGGGGAAAAAACCAGATCCCCGTTCATTACAAATATTCGCCCCTGTTGGACCCCATCCGATATTTAATTGGAAAATACGATATAGATAATCCAAAACTCCGGAATTTGCCTAAATATGATTCAAAAGAAGAATCGATTCCCAAAATGACAACCCCCCATAATGCATCCTATATTGATAATTTTTTCTGTTATTTGAGCAGTCAATTGTTGAATGTTCATGGTGTCAAACACGGTATTAATTACTATGGGTCCTATTTGGGATTACAAGAGCGATACAAGATCGATATCGTTGATGATATTGAGTATTTGAATCAATCCCGTTTTTTCACGGATAACAAAGGAATCCTGTATGACATTGATGATACAGCAAATATGGAATCGTATTTGAATTACGGATCGCGAAACAATAAATGCAAAATTCAAATTCAATCGGAGAATGAGGACGGACAAGATATCCAGTTGGATTTCGAAGATGTTTCAGAGATTCAAACAGTAGAAAATGTGGTTCAAGATGAAGTCATATTAATCGATTCTTGTTTGAATGACGGGGATTTGGTATATGAAAAAATGGATTTACAGTATAACAGTGACAGTGGGGATGATGAAAATTCGTCAAACAATAGCGAATTGAGTTATAGTACAACGGAGGATGATGACCAAGACAATGAATATGGCGAGGATAGCAAGAGCGACGAGAGCGAGGACCAAGACAGCGGCGACGAGAGCGACGATGAAGAGGATGGCAACGAGGGCGAGACCAATGACGGCGAACCCGTGCTCAATGCATATATCAAAAATTTCCCCGTCCAAATGATTTGTCTCGAGAAATGCGAAGGAACACTCGATGAATTGTTTATCCAAAAGAGTTTGGACGTAAATACCGCCGCCAGTATATTCATGCAAATTATCATGTCTCTGATGATCTATCAAAAAACATTCTGTTTGACTCACAATGATCTACACACAAATAATATTATGTATGTATCCACGGATGAACCATTCCTGTATTACCAATATGACCACCATATATACAAGGTTCCAACATATGGCCGGATTTATAAAATCATCGATTTTGGTCGTGCCATTTACAAATACCAGGGCAAAACATTCTGTAGTGATAGTTTTGCCCAAGATGGGGATGCATCGACACAATACAATTGCGAACCCTTTTTCAACCCCAAAAAACCCCGGTTGGACCCCAACATGAGTTTTGATTTATGCCGTTTGGGATGTTCGATCTATGATTTTGTCATTGACGAGGATGGTGGATCGAATCTTGTAGATGATTTGCAACGAACTATTTTCAGATGGTGCCAAGACGACAATGGGAAAAACGTGTTGTATAAAAAGAACGGGGACGAACGGTATCCGAATTTCAAATTATATAAAATGATTGCCCGGACGGTGCATAAACATACACCGGAGGCACAATTGGCATTTCCCTATTTTGCGCAATTTCAAACACAAGTGGTAGATGCCGATGCCCATATATTGAATATTGATGAATTGCCGAGTTATACAGGTGTGTCTATGAGTTCCAATTGAATCGCGGCGGGGTGTCCTACAGGATATTTTGATGGGCGTGTCAGAGGCGTCGGAGTCGGTTGTAATTGTATAGTAATGTAACCAGGGTTATATGATGGTTTGTCATACAGGGTATTGTTGATGAAATACCCTGTATGACAAACCACAATTTATTTAGTAAACGAATAAAATTGAAATATTATTTGAATGTTGTCATAAAGCATATTATCCCCTCACCCAAATGAGTCTAAAACCTATCACTAACGCATTCTCTGATTTGGTCGATGGTTCTGTCGAAGTCGATCATTCGGAATCGACCTCTGTATTATCCGAGCGAGAACGCGAATACCGCAAAGCCCAGAAAAAACTCCGCGAAATCGTCAATATACGCGAATTGTCTGACGGTGGTAGATTTCCCATTACAAAAGAACAAGAGGAGAAATTGTCGCGCGAATCCGAATGGTGGAAAATAATTGACCTGTATGACAACCCACCTGGTGTAATGCCTCCGGCCCCAACACCGAAATCCAAAAGCAAATTAGAGAAAGAACGCAAGATGCGTGAGAAAAAAGAGCGTAAGGCCGAAGCGAAACGACAACATGAGGAACGGCGTAAAGAAGAGGCGAGGAAATATTTACAGCGTTTGGAGGAAGAACGCAACGAACGTTTGGCTAAGGAACATGCGGAACGTTTGGCTAAGGAACGGTCGGCTAAGGAACATTCGAAACCATACGAAAAAATAAAAACTGCTATTCATACAGAATATTTGACTCTGTATGAAAAAACCCAAAATCCAAACAAGGTATTCCACAAATTATCATTGAAATACCATCCCGACAAAAATAATGGAAAAGAGGATTGGGCAAAGATCCGATTCCAGTTCCTAAATGAGATTCATTCAGAATACGTATAAATAGAACCAGACCCTCTCTAAAAACCAGGAACATCCGTAAATACCTGTGTTGCCGCAGCATTCAGCGTCTTGCTCTCCGTGACAATATTGAGAAATTCTTGGACGGATCCGCCGAAAAATGAAAAAACATATACACCTACAAGTGAGGAAACA